TTTCCTTTTTTGTAGCAGCATCAGCATCCATTTCTCCATCAGTAGAAATTGTAACTGAACTTGCTAAACGGATAAATGGAGATGCCGTCATAAAAGCTTCGCGGGATTTAGTTTTGATTAAATCATTACTAAATCCTTCCCCTAACGCTTCTTGACGTCTTTTAACTTGTTTGTCTATAAAAACTTCAAAAGGTCTTCCAATGATTCCCATTTACTCTTGATTTAACTTATTATAACTTCTTAAAATTTCACTTGTATTAGTTGGAATTCTAATTTGAACACCTTCTTCAATAAAAAGGGAATCAAATTTTATGTAATTAGGATTTGCAATTGATATAATCCAATATAAAGTAACATCTTGATAAAATGTATTTGCTAGTATATCTAACCTATCACCCCATTCAGTAATAACCCAAATATCATTAGGACTTTCAGGTACTTCAGGATATCTTACATTTTTATAATACAATGTACCTAAAGGACCCGCAATAGGGTTTATGTTTCTTAATTCTCTTATGCCTTGATATCTATTCATAACTTAAAGTTTATTTAAGGGGGAGAAATGTCTTTGATTTTGAGCATTTTGAATTGTTTCACTTGCTTTTACTGTTGAGGAAGGTCCCGTACCCGCACCACTTCCTTTATTTCCTAACATCAGGTCTAGCTGTGATGGACCTCCATTAATTTGATTTAGTTTATCTTTAACTGCTTTAATATCTTTTTTCTCTTGCTCCGCTTCTGCTTCACGAATTTGTTTTTGTTTAGCTATTGCTGCTGCTTGTTCATCGGGCATTTGCATCCCACTACCCCAATTAGTTCCACTTTTTGCTAGTAATTGGATAAATTTAGTTGCACCCTTACGAGCTACATCATATTGTATTGGTACAAATTCAAAACCTGTTACTTTAATCATATGTGGTAATTCTTTAACCTGTGAGTCAAATTGTCCATCTGCAGCTATATTTACTCCTATTTCCCATGGAGATTCTTGAGGTATAGTATACGTAATAGATTTAATAATTCCAAGTTGATTATAAAGATAACCACCAACTGTTAGTCTTGCTAAATTACCTTTCATAAACCCTCCAGCTGAATAATCAGGAGCTAAGCCTGAGGCTAAGTAATTTAATTTTTTATACATAGGAATTAATTCACCTTTTGAAGAAGCGTGAACTGTCCATCCCATACTAATACTCCTATTAAATCCTTTATAATTGTAAAATTTATCACCTCTACCTACATATTGGACATCACCCCAATCTGCTGAATATCGATCTGAAAAATCATCAATAAAAGCTCTAAATTGGATGAAATTTGATGTTCCACTTCCATCATTTTTTAATAAACCAATTGTAAATTTACATAAATCATTACCAAAATTTTCATCAGCACCATTAACAGTACCATGAATTGGAGATGTACCACTATAAATAGGACGAGAATTAATTAAATCCAACCCACTATTTTGTACTTCATAATTATAAACATCTCTAGCTCCTCCAGGATTTCCTAAACCTACTCTATTATCAATAACAACGTTAGGATCCGTATAATCTGGGGCTAAAGACATTATTGTTGAAGTTGATTGGTCTGCTAATAATGGTGCTCTAAAATCTTGAAGTTTAGGAGTACCTATTCCATTTTTTTTAATATTACTTGGTTCAGCAATAATTTGTTCTTGAGTCCAAGTAAAAGAATTATTTACTTTTTGGAGAGCTGTTGTGGTAGGCCAAGTATTCCCTTCAATTGCAGGTTCATATACACTAAAGAAATTTGCAGAGTTATAAGATTCAAGAAGTAATTGGGAATTAGAACCATTATCTACAGGCTCAATTAATTTATTATAAAGTAAAGTTACACTAGATGCATTAGGATTTGATAGTAAACTAGTAGCATATGTGATTTGAGGTGGTGTTGAATTTTTAGATGAAGCATAAGTTTTAATTGAACCTGAAGGGATAACCTCATCTATTAAATTATTATTTATAGTGAATGGGGACAAAGCTTGACCCGCATCTAAATCTGCTATTCTATCTTCAGATAAAGAATCGTGATTTGATTGAGTAAAATTAGATGCTGTTATTGAAGTATAATATGAACTAGTAGTATTAATTGGAATTTTTCCTAAAGCTTCCTGTAGTTCATTTTGAGTTCTTGTTAATGCATTACTTTTTTCTGGTCCTCTATTAACCTTAAAATCCATATTAGCTACATTCAGAACTGATGCTGAAATTGCTAAGTCAGAAGCTCTATAAAAAACTTGACGTGTTGTATCTCTAAAATCTTGTAAATCTTGATTAGGAAGGGAATTACCAAGATAATTTGGGTTATTTACTCCTGTTCTTTGATCTGCAAATTTAATTTGTGTTTTGCCTATACCTAATATGGACCCAGGACCACCACCATATTCTAAAACATTAGTATCATTATTTTTAGGTTCTTGTTTATCATACCAAATTTTTAATAACCTATTTTCAAATTTTCCATTTACTGCAGGTATTAAGGTTTCAATGAATTCTTGAAATGGGTTAGGTTGTTCACTCCCTAATATAAGGGGGAAGCTATTAAATAAGTCAAAATCTAGGTTTCTTTCTCTTAATGTTTTAGCATCTGTGTGAAATACATTATTATCTGCTAAATTGGCATTTTTAGCTGCTTGTTCATATTTAACTAAACCAGCATTAGCTATTTGAGAAAGTAAACTATCATTATTTAGACCGGGGGAGAAGGGGTTTAATCCTAATAAATTTAAATGTGTTCCTGTAAACCCAACTCCAGCTTGTGCTAATGTAGAAGTAGGCAAATATACACCTTGATTAACAGTACCCCCAGCAGTACCAGGACCTACGGAAGCTTCAGTTTTTACTGAAGTTCTTGATAATACATTTTGTTTTGCAGTAAATAATAAACCATTAGGTGATTTTAAGTCAAAAAACATTTGTGCTAATCGACTTACATCATCTATAGATTTGATAGGAGCCATTAATCCTCCTCGTAAGATAGAATCAGGACCTCCAGTATTAAATATATTGGAACCATCATCATCATAGTCTGGTATAGGTTTTACAATGTAAGGTTGATTACTATACCCGCCTCCAACTTTATCTGATGCTTGTCCTAAACCAAACTTTAATGACCTGAAATCTGTTTTTAAGTCAATTAAAGCCATATTTTACTTTATTAAAATGTCATCCCCTCAGGTGCGTTATCTCTATAGTTGTTTGTGGGGATTTCCCCATTTAAGTCTAGTTGTGAAGGTGATGGTTTATCAGCTATAAATGGGATGTCATTGATGGAATAAGTATCATGTAATTTTGATAATGCAAAATCTGGTACTGTTGGAGTTGATCCATCTAGTTCTGATAAAACTGATCCACCTACTGTTAGTTTGTTTAATAATGATGTTGCCATAATTTTATATTTTAATTGTGTTTTATTATAAATATTAACCCATTGTAGAAGATGACAATTGAAGTGCTTTTCCTACTTTAGCTCCATCTATAATTACGTCTCCTCCAGCTTCTACTAATGATATTAATTTTTCTAAGTTTTTATTTACTTTTTCCATCCCATCTTCTTTTTCATTTCCTCCCTCAGTTGTTCCTCCTCCAAGTAATCCTGTACTCATTAATGTTTTTAATACGGGTAGTGCTAAAACACCTGCAACCCCTACAGCAGCTAAACCTCCTGCTAAATCATATAAACCTGAAGCTGCTATTGATAATCCTGGGGCTATGGATGCTAATTGAGAAATACCAGCCATTGTGCCAGCTATATCTGCATCTCCTAATTTACCAAATGCAGCTGCTAAAGGAGTTATTGCTACCCCTAAAGCTAATAATCCTAAAACACCAGCTCCAAATAAGAACATAGTAATTGGATTTGTAAATATTAAACCTAAAGCCATTACTGATAGTCCTAAAATAGGTATAGCTAATGAAAATGCTAAAATAGATGCTGCATCTACACCAGCTAACAAACTAAAAGCATATGCTGCTGGGATTAATGCTACCGCCATAATACCCATTGCTAATGCACCTTTTATTATATCTCCACCTACTTTACCCATAGCAGCTACAGTAAGACCGATTACAGATAAACTTCCAGCAAATGCTAACATTAATACTGGATCTGATCCTGCTATTAAAGGTAAAGATAAAGCAAATCCGGCACCCATTGCAAGCAAAGCACCACCTAAAGCTAATCCACCTTTAATTACATTTCCAGCTTGTTGACCTATAGAGGCTAAACCATCACCTAACCCTTTTAAAAATTGTTTAATACCAGAACCTTGTTTAGGATCTATACCTTTTGTTTTATCTGCTGAATCTGCTATACTTTTAGCTCCTTTATCTAACCCTGGAACTTTACTACTTATTGCTCCTCCAGCAGCTTTTCCACCACCACCTTTTACTAAATCTTTTACTCCCTTAGCTATACCTTTAATACTATCAAACCCACTACTTAAATTATCCTTAAAAGATTTAAACCCACCAACTAATGCAGGAATTTTAGATACTAAGGCAACCCCCATTATACTATAGATAACAACACTATTTGATAATATATCAGCAAAGAATCCTACTATAGGAGATAATGCTTGTTGTAGTTTTGCAATTGCAGTAGCAAATTTTTCTTGAGCATCTACTCGTTTCATGTCTTCAAGAGTAGCTTTTTGGGCATCATTTAAAGCATCTTCTGACAGTCCATTATTCATTTCCTGTTGCAATAACATTTTAGCCATTTCTTCTCTACTCATATTCATTGCTTTAGCTTGTGCTTCTTGCTGAATACGATTCATTTTACTAAAGTTGGCTGATGTAATACCTTGATTAGCTAATTCTTTTGCTACCCCTGCAAGGTCATTATTTAATGCAAGCTCTCTTGCTTTTTCTAAATTTAATGCTCGGCCTGTTAATAATTCAGCTTCCATTTCTGATGCAATTGAAGTTTCAAACTCCAACAAACCACCTGCAATATTATCAAGTTTACCAAGATCCATTCCTAAACCTCTTGCAGCTGTAGCTGCTTCTGCTAGTTTATCTGGGAAACCTGCATAACTAATAGCAATAGCTTCGGATACATTAGCTACATCTCGTAATACTGTACCATGAGCTACAGCTGTTCTATTTTGTCTATTCCCAGCATTAATACCACTCATAATGGCTTTATTTTGGGCTTCAATATTACCACCATTTACTTTAGATAAACGTGCTAAATTAGCTGCTTCGTTTCCAGCTAATCCCATTTCTTTTTTCATTGAAGCAATTTCTCCAATGTTTTCCATATCAAATGCTGCTGTGGCATTTATACCAAATTCTTTAGTTACATCACTAGCTGCTTCAATTAATTCAGCAGATGTAACTAAACCACCATTAAACTGAGCTAATGATGTAGACATTGTATTTAAGTCTTGGCCTGTTTGTTGTTGGAAATCTGTTGCGGCTTTATCTACTTTATTAAAACCTATTACCATATTAGTAAGTAATACAGTAGGGGAAAGTAAGTTATTTCCTAATTGACTAAATGCTTCTCCAAATCCAGCAGCGGCAACTCGAAGTTTACCAAAACCCTTTTCCATTTCAACAACTTCATCAGCTGTTTCTTGCATTTTCTTTTGGACTTCATCAAGACCAAAAGCTTTACCAAAATTCCCTGCTATAGAGTTTATACCCTTTAAGAGTTCACCTGATGTACCTAATAGTTTATTTGCTTGTTTTCGTTTACCAACTTCTTCTTGGACTGCATTAACTGTTTCTTGTTCAATTGAAAAACCATCTTTTTTACCTCTAATTAAAGCTTCTTCTTCTTCTGTTAATTTCTCACGAGTTTTTAAACTTTCAATAGCTTGCTCAAAAGCAGCACCATTTAATTCAAATACACTTTTTCCTGTTTTAGCTAAAGTTTTTTCAATTGCTAAATTTTTAGCAGCTCTTGCTATTTCTTTTTTTTGTTCTGCTGCTTTTGACGCTAATTTATCTAATTGTTGATCTGAAAGTCGTACTGAGCCTTCTTCTTGTGATTGGAGTTTTTGTGCTATACTTCCAAGAGAAGTATATGCTTTTCTAGCATCTGCTAATCTATTTACTTTTTTACCTAATTCTCCATTAATACTTTCTAAAGTATCCCTAAGATCACTAAATTTAGATTTAGATGAATCAAGTTCTTTATTAAGATCTTGAGCATTCTTTTTTGCATTATTTAAATCGTCGCCTATAGCCATTAGGTATTTTAGTTATAAATATAGGAAGGCATCATTTCTTTGATGCCTTCGCTGCATATGTTGGAGATTTTTTTGCTGTTTTTAAATGTTGGGGAGCTTCAACTTTACCCTCAGAATTTATAACAGTATTTCCTGTTGAGGTTTTACCCTGTGCTTTTTTCATTTCTGCTGCTTCTTTATCGTAATGTTCTTTCATTTTTTTAAATGTAAAATTACGAAGCCAAATAGGCATGTTATATACGGTATGCCAATCATACCCTCCATTTCCATGAAACACTATCTCATGGATCTGGGCGAATAATGAAATTCTATAGGTTTGCGTCAGGCCAAAAAAAGTTGACAGTAATGGGAATCTCGACGTCCTCCCCACCGTCACTCAATTCCACTTGTGTTAATAAATTCACGTCAGGTTGATGTCCTGCTATGTGTTTTCTAAATGCCCTAGCATCCATCGCTAAAAAGTATGTATCTACAAATTCACGCACTGTTTTACGTTCAGAATCTCCATTTACAGAAAGAATCATTTGTTTCATACGTGTAGAAATCATTGGATCTGCTTTTTTATTAATTTTTTTCAGACCTTTAATTTCAGCTTCTATTGCCATCTCATCTTTATGAGATAATAATTTATATGTAATTTCTGTACCTGAATTAGGTAATGTGTATTGAAATTCATTTACTCCTTTAGTAATAGAATTTTCATCAAATTCTTTATTTTCTAAAGTACTTAAATCAACTTCTACTTCTTCACCCTTATATTCAAATTTATAATCTTTACCATATCCTAAGACACGAGCTGCAATCATAACTGCATTTTTATCTCCTACAATAAGGTCATTATAATTACATTTTGTTACAATTAAAGATTTCATTAGTTTATCTAAAACTGTTCCATTTTGGATATATGATTGATTTGAAAGAATATCTTCTTCCTTTGCAGTCATATACTTCATTTCAATTTTACCACTTGATAGGGGGTTGTCTTCGGAATAAATTAACCCTTTTGAGGGCAATTCAATTGTTTCGGTTGGAAACTTAAAACTTTCTTCACTCATAATTTTTATTTGTTATAACTTTAATACGTGTATACATACTAACAATACAAAAGAGCTTGACATAAGCCAAGCTCTCTTTAAAAATATTTAACAGTTTTTTTAGAAATTTAATACTGCGTAATCTATTGCTAATGTTAAACTAATAGATTGTGCTTGAGCATCTGTATCCCAATTAAATCCATCAAAAGTAGCATCTTTAATAAATGCACCTTTTAAAATCCATTCAGAAACAACATCACCAACAGGACCTAATACATTTACAGTTACATCTTTCTTATAGAAATCAGAGTAACCATCTCTACCTGTTACTGATTCGTGGTGTAATCTTACCCATTCCATTACTGCTTGAGCACCTGATGGTGTGATTGGATCGTAAAGTTTCATTGTTACATCACTCCATGTTGATTTACCTTTAACTTTACGTTGTACATTAATATGGTTTAAAGTAACTTCTGCTTGTTCGATTTTCACTTCTCCAAACTCTTTAATCATATATGATGGGATTCCATCTACATACATGATAAACCTATTAGCTTGTTTTGGTTCAAATGCTGTGAAAAATATTTCGTTCGGATCTAATACTGCCATTTTATTTTGTGTTTATTTTTTTTATTCAGTTATAAATATTAATTCTTTAAATTCTTATGACGGGAAAGTTGCTCCAGTTGGAAGAATATTGAAATCTAAGTAAATAAATTCAGCAGTTTTAGTAGGTTGTAAATAAATAGCACCTATTAACTGGTTTCTATCAATAACATCTGGTGTGTTATTAGTAGCGTCCATTACTACTTTAAATGCATACAATCCTTGTCTTTGTTGTACTGATTCCAAATATGGATTTACTTGACTTAAGAATTGGTTTCTTGTAGCTGCTGTATTTTGCTCAAATACTAAATTATCAGAAATTTGAGAAATATAAGATTTAAGAGCAATTAATAATCTTCTAACATTTACTCTATCTAAGGCACTTGCTTGTGTTTGGAGAGTTTTCTGTCCAAATACTGTAACACCTTGTCCTGGGAATGTTGCTACTGGATTTACTTTATTAATATATAAAGTATCTCTATTTGCTTGTGTTAATTTTCTTTCAGCTTGTCTTACTACTCCTAATCCACCTCTATTAATACCTGCTGGTGCAAACCATGGCTCACTTACTCTATCAGTATAAGCATAAACTCCTGGAATTAATGTTCCGGCTGGTACCCACACTAATTGTGCTGTATCTGGGTCTGTAATTTGTACCCAAGGCCAATATGAAGCACCGTATGAAGTATCTAAACTTGCTGCTGTTGATGAAACTGCTGTAATTGTTGAACCGTAATTTTCAAGATCAATTACTGTAATTGCATCTCCTCTATTTTCAGTGTTTGAGATTAATGTATTTAATGGAGTTGCATGATCAGCATTAGCATATATCAATCCTGGGGTTGTGATTATGTTATAAACATATTCATCCGCGTTTGATAATAAGTTAATTGCATCCGTGTAATTAGTACCTGTTAATCCCTGAGTATCGGTATTACTAATGTTTGCATAAAAATTATCTCCAGCACCTGTAATATTACCAACTGCATCTCCAAATGAACCACTTTGAGCTACTGGAATTGAACCTGTGTAAGCGGCATTTACATTTCCATTACTATCAAAATAATCTGGTGTTTTAACATTTACTTCTTTTACTCTTACGTATCTTGAAGCATTTGGGAATGAACCTGTTGCTTGTAGGTATGGATCAGATGAACCTGCTCCTAATAAGTTTTGTGTAGAATCACCAATTACTCTAGCAATATAATTTGATGCTTTAGGATCTAAAGAAACATTAGTAAATGATTCTAATACTGATTTAGATTTTGTTGTATCATTACCTTGTCTAATAACTACTGTAAATACACCTCTTGCTGTGTTTGGAGAGGTAATTTCCCATCTTATGTTATTGGTTGATCCTGATGGTAGAACTCCTCCTGCTGTTTCTGTAGAAGTACTATTCATTACTGTACCTTCAGCTAAAGTTTCTAACGTAAATATGTTATCACCTTCTTGGATATTACTACTAGCTAAAGTTAATGTTAAATTTGTACCTAATGGTAAAGATGATCCTAATGATTCTGAGGTAAATGTAAGTATTTCTCCTGAGGCATAATCTGAACCTGTTGAAGTTACTGTAATTGAAGCTAAGGATTCTGAATTAGCTAATACAAATGTAAATTCTGCTCCACTTCCTACTCCGTCAGTTGCTGAAGCAGTAACACCTGTAACTGTTCCTCCTACAGAACCTGTAGCATTAAAAGATGATGTTGTGAATGATTGAGCTCCACCAACTAAACCAGTATTACCTTCTACTTTAGAAGAAGATGCAGGACTAAATGATCCTGATGCTACTCTAGTTACAATTAAAGAAGTACCTCCATTTTGGAAGTAATTATATGCTGAAATTGATGTTAAAAAGCTATACTCATCAGAAGCACTAGAAAAAGTACTACCAAAATTAGCTAAGTACTCACTATAAGTTGTTACTAAGGTTGGAATATTTACTTTACCTAATACTGTAGGGCCTATAATTGCGGCTCCTGCTTGTACTGGTTGGGCGGTAACTTGAGATGAATCATTTTCTCTTGCTAATACACCTGGTGATAATAATGTTTCTGCCATTTTATGTTTGTTTTATGATAAATATATTAAAGTTTTTCAAAATTCTATTCGGTTGGTAAAAACTCACCAGATTCTAAAGAAATGGTTCCTTTACCATACTTTTCTTCTAGTTCTTTAGCTAAAGCTACTTCTTGGGATTGAATATCAGCAAATTGTTGCTTTAAATTATTTTTTGTAAATTCTAAATTCATCATTTGAATTTCTGTTTCTCCTAAAACAACTGTTAATTGTTGAAAGCGAGATTTTAAATCTTTTAAATTTTTAATTTCTTCTTTTGTTAGAACCTTTTTTTCCATCTTGTTATAAATATTAAATTATTTGTTAAAATTTACTTTATTTAAAAGTAGTATATTAATTATTATTTTAGTTATAAATATTAACTATTTTTTATTCTTTCAATAGCATCTATTACTAATCTAGGATGAATAGATTTAGTACATTCAAACTGTTTATCTGTGTTTTTATTTTTAGGACACCATTCCCAATCTCCAGCATCTAACCTTTCTTTATTATAGCAACTATTACAAATATTAGGGTCAGGGGTAAATATTCTTTCGCAATCTTTGAATTCACTAAATGGAGCACTAAATCCTGATATTAGTATTGTTTTTTTATTTAATGCCCAATTCAACCAACTTAAACCACTACCTATACCTATAAAAAATTCGGCATTCATCATATCATTAGCTCTTTCAGATAGAGAATAATCTCCCGTTTTATCAATTACTCCAGTTAATGTTCCTCCTAATTTAGAATCATGCCATTGGTCTCCTAAAGGCTCTTTAGTAATCATTACAACTTTATAACCTTTACTATTTAGATAATCAATAACATTTTGCCAACCTCCTGGGTGGTTCCAATATTTAGCATGAGCAGACCCATGTGGGGCTATTACTACATATTTTCCATCAATTGTAGAACCTGTATTTTTGAATGTAATATTTGGTTTTATTTCGTTATAATCTATACCTAAAACATCTGCACTACATTCTTGTAAACTATATTTTCTAAAATCACTAGGATTAGCTTCATAGTTTATAGTATTATCTTCATTATAATGCCATCCAATTTCATACATAGCATACAAATCAAACACTTCAGTTCCTGGTTTGATAAACTTAATATTAGGATAATTTTCCTCAAACCATTCATTATAAAATGTAGAAACAATTAATTCACAATTATGTTTTTTTCTAAATTCTTCAGCATATGGAAACCATGCTAAAGTGTCACCTATTGCCTTTGATGCAAAATGCATATAAACTTTTTTACCTTCTGCATTATAATAATGTTCATATACTATTTCCCCACTATCAACATTCATAACTTTTACTAAATGGTTTAAAAAATATCTTTTTGTACATTTAGTCCACATATTATTTGAAATTGTGGTTTCATAGATTATTTTTCCATTATCTTGGTTAATAAATTGGACATTAAAACTTCCTTTCTTTTCACCTAAAATTTCTAAAGTAGTACCATTAATAAAATTTAAATTAAACACATAATCTCCTATTTTAGATTCAATTGTTGTTTTTTCTAAATTATTATATTCTTTAATTAAAACTTCTTTCATAAAAATTGATTATATATTTTAATAATTTCTTTACTTTGTTCATACCAAGATAATTTCTGGGAAGTTTCGAAGCATTGTTTTTTATAAAAATCCCAATTATTTAATATATCTTTTAATCCTCTATCCATTTCAAACACATCGCGAGGTGCTCTCCAACAACCATGTAAATCAACACTCATTTCCCAATCAGCAATAACAGGTAAACCTGCAGCCATAGCTTCAAGCATTGTTAAATTAGGATGACCTGCTTCTAACATTGTTGGGTGGATAAAAATATCATGTTGGTGAAATAAATTTAATAATTCTTCATTTGGGGTATCAAATACTAAATTTAATTTAGGGTAATTTAACATCCATAAATGACCATTAAAAAAATTTTTATTATTAGAAGGTCCAGCTATGGTAATATCTAAACTATTCATAGCAGCTAATGCTAAACCAAATTCAAATCCTTTTCTATCAAATGTATGATCTCCACCTAACCCATTATTAGCTAACATTAATAATTTAGGATTAGCAGGACAAGGGTGAAATGATTTACTATAAAAATCATTAGTATTTACACCATGAGAAAAATAAACACATTTAGGATGATTAAAATAATCTACTAACCAATTAGCTGGCATTAATGATATTAATGATCCTTCAATTGCTTTTAAATTTTCTTTATACACATGGGATTCTTTACCATAATGTAAAACATGATGATCATGTAATTGATAAATGTAAGGTATACCTCTTTCTTGTAAACTAATAGCTAAATTAGCTACATGACAATGAACAATATCAAATTCTTCAGGATTAATATCTCCAGCCATTTTATGGAGGGAAGTATGACCTAATTTATTTTGATTTTGTTCAAATTCCCAAATAATTTTTTCAATAGCCCCCCAATTTTTTGGTGGAATATTTAAACCACAAGCTGGATCTACATGACAAATTTTCATTATTTAGCGTATATTTCAGGACTATTTTCGTCCAT